GCCAGTGTTATCAATCAACGTACCAGCCTGCCCAGTCACTGAATCGCGCCCATAGCCACCTGTAATGACTAAAGGCGTGGATGGCGAAGATGTGTTCTTAATCTTAAAGCTGGTCAGGATATAGTTTGCAGAGTCTACGGCATCAATAATCCTCGCGAAGTCAGTGATACCCGCGGCGGTCGTAAGCCAGTAGGTTTCATACGCGTAAATCTGCGCCCAGGTGATCGAACCACCTGCCACTTGAATTAACATAAGCGTATCACTGATCGTGATGCCGGTTACTAACGCGCCATTTACTGCATTCGCCGCATACACCGTATCTGTCACTTGGTTGATAGCTAAATTCAGCCCCGTGCTGTAAAGCGTCGCGGTTGTCTCATAGAATATTTTAGCAGTCGTTGCATCGGCATACATTGCACGAATGCGGATGCTCTTGTCTGCCGTCCATGTTATCGGGAAGTTGAGTGTCGCGCCTGGTACGCCGTTGTATAGCTCTAAGTTTGACGCCACGTCCCACAACTGTACGCGAGTACCTGCGACCAGTCCCGATAGTTTTACCGCTGTCAGCACGCCTGCGTTATGCGTAATGGTCAGCGCAGAGCCGCCAGTGCCTACGAGAGTAAGCGTATTCGCGGGCATGTTGATAGCGCCCGAACCTGTTAGCTGTGCATTGCTAAGTATCAGTCCGTAAGTGAGCGCGAAGTTAACACCATCTGTGGACGTCAGGAACTCTGGCGCGGTGATGTTCGCTGATTGGCAGGTGTACCAGTGAACGTAGTCATAGACTTCGCGGCTGGTGTGGTCTGCTGTAAGCGTTAGTGTCTTAGCGACAGTATCAATCGCAATGCCCGTGTACGCGCCTACAGTCGCCGCGTTAGCCTGCTGGATGATAGGGTCTATCGTCTTTGTACTTGCAGCTTCATTGAATTTGTAACCGTAGATTCTAGTCCACGTTATAAACAGACCGTCTGTCGTGCCGTCAAACCACGCGCTCGCGCCTGCGTTTTGCGAATTCGTCGTGAACACTAGGTCTAGCTGACCGTCGTATCCGCTGTTCTGCGTCACAGTAAAAACGCCCGCTTGCCACACATCAGGGGTATTCGCGCAGGTGAACGTCTGCGGCGTGATGCCTAGCCCAGAGATAGTAACGCTAGGTAAGTTAGTCGAGCCGTAGGCAGCGTTGAAGCGCAAATTGCCAGCTAGTGTGATCGGCACGCCATTCGGCGCAGGAATCTTGAGCGCAAACGTGCCAGCACCCAGTGTTCCTGTCGGTACATCAGCACGTAGCGAGGATGAGCCGTTTAGCTTAGTCGTATTGTCACGGAAGTATTGCGCGTAAGGAGTATATAACTCCTGCTGCGTTGGGTCGCCGTTCTTCGACTTTATCTGCACAAAGTTGGCCGATGCGCTGTCCTGCATACGATTACCTGCTGTAGTATAGTCACAGAATGGTGCGGGTGGTGTATTCACAAAAGTTGGTGAATTGTACACTATTGAACCCATCGAGCCTTGGGACGCATTTAGCGATGATATTTGAAGCGCACCTACTTTTAGCCTAGTAAATGTGGTACCCGAAAGCGCGACATTGTTTGATATGCGCGTCGCGGCGACAATCTCGCAGTCAGTAAAGGCTGGAACTGCTCCCGTACCTATGAGGAGTGTACCTACACCACTAATGACGCAGTTATTATGATTGCACGCCATTCCACCTTGGCTATACCCCGTATAGACCGCGTTGGCTCCACCAAGGATGTAGTCGCTGTTAAAGTCAATGATTGCGCCATTATACTCATGCACAGCGTCCGCTGAGGTATTAGCGACGATTGCGCAGTTATTGACTTGCATACGCGACGCGACTGTAAATATGTTTAGCGGGATGGAAACGGCGTTATTATATCCATAAAACATGCTATTGTTAATCGCCATCGGTACGTTGCTGCTCGTGAACAGACTTGGATATATAGAAAAACCCCATTTATATGGGGCTGCCTGATTCTTGTCGCCCAGATTCTTTGCCAGCGCGTATGTAAACTCCCGCGTGTTACTCGCTTGTCCAGATGACGACCAGTTATGGTAGACAAAGCTAGGGTAGGTATCACTGTAATTGTAGATCGCCACGTTACTTGTAAATGCGCCTAACGGTGCGCCGAGTATGTGTGCATACGTCAAGGCGGAGGATAGCGGCACAACCCGTGCTCCTGTGCTGCCAGTTATCGCTGCGCTAATCGTGCGCAGGTCGTTTTTTTGGTTATTTGTCGCGTCTGTCGATGCGATGACGATAACGTCACCGACCTGCCAACCTATTGTGTTGTCTACTGTAATGGTGGCATCGCCCGCGTTTGCCGCGACAGTGAGCCGCGCCCTTGGGTCACGTGTTGCACCCGCATGGAACACTTTTGCGAGGTTGTCCGCAATAAAGCCGTACTTTCCATTGGCAGGGGTGGCTGACTTATTCAGGTACATTACGGTATTTATGCCCAGCGGTATCTGGTCATTTACCCCAGAGCCTATCGTCGACCGCCCACAATCAAGCGTACCCGTAGCGTTGATGCGAATGTCGCCTTTGCACGTTAAGCTGCTGGAAACAGTGCGGGATGCTTTGAGCGTACCTGCGACATAGATGCCGGCGTTCGTACTAACGCTGTTTATCACGACTGTCGCCGTGCTGTCGTCGCCCCATGTGAACGTGCCATCCATCGTGACAGTATGCGCGGACTGTATCAGAACGCGGTCGCCCTCTACGGGCACAGATGCACCACCGTCCCAAGTAGACGGCGATGATGCTAACCCTGACGCCACCGAGTATCTGTTTGCCATTATGAGTACACCAAGGCTAAATGATTCGCCCAAACTTTATCGAAGTTAGCGTTCCCGCCTGCCCATGACTCTGTGACGTCACCATCAGCCCCTATCACCAAGTAATGGATGCGCCATACTGCTGCTGTATCTAGCGAGCCTGGAGCCGCCTCTGCTTTGTATATCGTTGTGTCGGACGTAAAGTCCACGCGCCTTGCGTATGCCATGTCTGCCTCCGAGATTCCGTCTAGTCCAGCAACCCCTTGCGGCCCTGTCGCCCCCGTCGCCCCCTGTGGACCGGTTGCGCCTGTCGGCCCAGTTAATCCTATCGGCCCTTGCGGACCCGTCGCACCCGTCGCACCCGTCGCACCCGTCGCACCCGTTGGTCCTATTGTTCCTTGCGGGCCCGTAGCGCCCTGTGGACCTGTCGGCCCAGTTAATCCTATTGACCCTTGTGGGCCGGTTGCACCTGTCGCACCTGTTAGTCCTTGCGGACCTACCTCCCCCTGCGGCCCTTGCGGACCTGGGACGTTCGACACCCCGGGAACACCCTGAATACCTTGCGGACCGTCTAGCCCGCGTGGACCTGTCACCCCTTGACCGCCTACTGCTACGGCAACGGTCTCTGTGACCTCTATTTGCACAACCTGGACAGCCGTTACCTCTACCCCAGATGTTACTGGGGCCTCGATGGTTACTACTTGCTGACTGACCACATCGACCATAATTACTTCACGCCTCGTACGCTAGTCTCAAGCAACTCCGTACGCCGCACCAAGTCATCTATGCGTAGCGTAGTTAGCGCCAGATCACGGTGGGCATCGTTCTGCGTATACTGCGCCGCTCTAAACTCTGCAACCATTGCTGTGAGCGCGTCCATCTTGGCTGACTGTGTAGCAGCCCACCAGATAGCCCCTGCGCTTTGTATCATTAGCATAGCTATTAAGGCAATGGGGATTTCTTTACCGACGTGCCATCTATCGTCGCGTCTGTTCTCTGTGCTATCTGCAACATCGTCCATGCTATTCCCTAGGTTTGTGGCTGATTACTTAACTACTTCTGCGCTAACGATAAGCACCCCGTCTATCAGGGGGGTAACTATCTCGCCGGCCACACCGCCTATCAGCGTGGCTATCACCATCTCCATACCATACACGTAGCTACCTGCAGCGAGTGCCGCAGACTGCGTTGAGGTGATATTGAGGGTAATAGTCTTGAGTACGTTATCTATGGTAATACCACCGTTCTCCGTAGTGAGCTGGAGAACGCTCGTGGTATCAGTTATCTTGTTCTTTATGTAGAGCCGGGCTGTGTAGCTGGTCATATCTACTGGGAGGTTGTACACCAGTACGCCGCCAGATACATACGCGCTGTACCCAAGAGCGTTGGTATCGTTGAAGCTAACCGTATTCGCACCAATCACGGTAGCCGTGTGGTAGTCTTTGCTTTTTGGCGGGGTGTTCAGCGCGTTAAGCTGCTTCATCCCCTGCACTGATTGCACCGCTACGCGCCAGCCGTTAGGAATACCATGAGCTGCTGAAGTTATCTGCACCGGTGCGGACTGCGCTATCGCTGTGATAGGTGCATATACGACTGTGGAAGATTCCCAGCGCAGCACTCTACTAAACGTGCTTCCTTGCCTTATGTTAAAGTCCGCCATAAGCCACCACCCTAGTTTTGTGTTTCTTACGTTCGAGTTCTGCTTTTGCTTGCTGGCAATAAGCACGGAAACCTGCCTCATTCTCGGCAGACTTCGCACGGTCAAAAGTCTCGGCATCCTGCTTCTTGTATGCGAGCGCTTTCATCCACATAAGCAATGAGTAATGGTGTTCTTCAGATACGTCTACAAACTCCTGGCCACCAGCATCTGTTATCTTTGTGAGTGGTAGGCGGTAAATGACAAGATTAGCAGCGTCATCTGCAATGGGTACTTGTGACCACTTCACTAGGTTCTGCTGGGCACCTATCATCATATAGCGCACTGGGCCTTGCGTGTTGTCTAACCACAGCGGCTTGAGTATGCCGTAGTCGTTGTCACGCAGCATCGGCATGTCGGTGGAGTTGATGATAGTTATTTCGGTGTTATCCGAGGCTCTGTACGCAGACATTACCCGCAGTATAGAAGGGTCAGTTGCCGAGGTGTTTACCCCTGCAGTAATAGGTACATTGGTGGCGCTGGATGTAAAGTCCGGTATACCACCTATCAAGCGCACGAACATGAAGTACGCTTCGTTCATGTAGCGCCATACATCTGAATCACTCCAGAGATAGGGTGCTATAGCGTCTACGACGTCAGATCGAAATGAGTCGTACAGTTCGTCTGAGTTCATTCAGCTACATTCTTCTCAGCTGTGTAGCCAGTCCATAAAGGCTCGTATTCTTTTTTGTCTGTCGCGAAACCTAGTATTTTTACCAAGGCTACTCGTGTAGGGCATCCTGATGCTGTGAAGTCTTCACGACCGCCCCGGTCTTCTAACAATTTGAATGCAGCAACAATATTCTCTTGACGCTCTTCAGGCGTCATAAATATCGGCTCCGGTAATTCAGGGTCAAGTATATCAATCTCACCGTCCACAGGGAGCGCTCCAATAGCTACCGCATCTTTGACGCAGATAGGCGGGACGTGGGTCGGCTGGCCTTTTTTGAACTCCACAATGTGCCCGAATAAGGTGCGCATGGAGTGGTTACGGCTAAGTACGAAATCTGGCATGGTGTGCTCCTGTTGCTATGGTGGGCTAGGGGCCTAAGCCCCTAGGGTTGCTTATGTGGACTGAACTTCGTTACCACGACCTTCGATGGTGTACTCAAAGCGCACACGAACTCGACCTGCAGTAGCAGGCGCAGCGGTGATGCTGAAAGTCAGCAGTACATCTAAGCCACCAGTTACCGCGCTCGGTATGGTCAAAACCGTACGAGCCACAGACAACAGGTTAGTGGCCGCCGCGTACTTAGTGGCTGACCCAGAGTCTCCCACAGACATAGTGGCTACGGTAGGGCCAGCATAGGCAGTTTCAACAATGATGTCGCCACCGCGCATAACAGAACCCGCTGGTAAGTTGAAAACCTTGACAATAGGCGCACCCACAGCACCGAAGCTCTGGGTTACACCATTGGTGTCGACCATCGTATCGCCGTAGTTGAAAACGAACTCTTGTACCAATGGGTACTGAGCTTGACGCGAAGTAGTTAATAGCATTTGTATTCTCCTAAATGGGTGGTAAGCCGAGGTCGTTGCCGACCTCGGAACTTATTACTGGGCGGTATAGATAGACAGGACGCCGAAGTCTTCTACAGTGCTGCCGCTGTACTGGGTGTAGAACTGAGGCTTCTTGAAGCCAACGATCTTGCCAGTAGAAATACCTTGCTGGTTCTCGTAGTCGAAGCCCTTTTCAACCCACTCAGCGGTACCGATGTCAGCCATACCCATCGCCTGCGCACCGCAGAATAACATTTGTTCACCATCCACCAAGCCGCCTGCACCCCACTTGCTACCAGAAGCAGCCAAACGTGTGTTGTAGACGTGGCGAAACTCATGGATGTAGATACCGTCAATCTTGACGCTAGAACCAGTGAACAACTCATTACCCGCCCCACGGCTTTGTGCGTAGCGTAAGTTTTGTAAGTAGGTCGGGTCTAACTTCAGACGTGCCATAGCGGTTGGTGTCAGGAAAGCGTGGTAGGTCTCTTCGCCACCCTTTTCTTTGATACCGCGAATGTAGTTGTCCTTGGCGTATGCTTTAGCAGCTACGAACAATTCCCAGGCTGGTGTGTCAGTGGCAGTAATAGCACCGTTACCTGTACCCCACTCGATCTGCTTGCTGGTGTTGTTGTAGCGACCATAACGCTTGGAACTAGGTGCGGTAACGTCTGCGGCAAACTCCAAGTACGGCAGGTCAGAACCTACGCGGGCTACGCCGGAGTTCTTCATGTTGTAGGACACACCTGACATAGTCAGGAACGCCAACTGGTCAATACGATCGCCTAACCAGTAAGCCAACTTGTCGCGTGATTCTGTGCGGAAGTTAACGATAGACTTCTGGTCAGCCATACGACCTTCGTGGCGGTTAGCATGGCGCAACTGGTCGATACGAATGATTTGATCGTATGACTTCATTGCCTCTTCGTTACCTTCCAAGGTGCGGTCACCTGCAATACCGTCGCCTTCAAGGTCGGCTAACAGCGTGATAACAGCGCGAGCGCCTTTTTCAGACTTCTTCAGCTCAGTGATGTGCTGAATCATAGAGTTTGAGTCTTTACCAAGGAACTGGTTGACGAAAGACATGTTGCGGGCTTGACGCCAAAGGTCTAATGACCACGCTGTCTTCTGGTTGGTGGTTAGTGCGGCAAAGTTTGTATACATGGCATGCTCCA